TGTGTTTGCTTGAACTGTACTTGTAATATCTCCATCTGTATTGCTGCTTGTAGTTCCTCCTCCTGCTTTCCAACACCACGCTACATAAGTGTTTCCTGATGAATTTGCATCTCCACCTGTTCCTACTGTAAATCCTGTTGATGTGAAAGATTTTATTTGGTCTGTTGCACTAACTTCTGCAATATCTCTGTTAGGTCTTATTTGTTTTGCAGCACCTCTTGTAGAGTCAGATAAATTGTGGTCATTAGCTGCGTTTCTTGTTTTAAACCAAACCATATCAGGTTGAAATCCAACTTCAATTGCTCTATTGTCATTTCCATCACCTGTCCAAGTAACTACCTTAAAGTTTTCACTATTTACAAAACTACCACCTGCTGCACCTGCACCAATTAATCTTTTATTTAAACCCATTTATTAAATGTTTGGGAAATCAAATGTAATAACTGCACCTTTTGCACTTAAAGCATTGATTTCAGTTTCAGTTGTATCAGATAATTCTCTTAAATCTACTCTTGCATCAGCTATCTCTTGTGGCACTTCTGTTCCATTATCAGCTTTTCTAATAATGTACCAATCTGTTTTTGCAAGTTCACCACCTATTCTGCTCTTAAAGTTGTTAATCGCTTGTTCTTTTAATTCGCTTACAGATTTATCAAATGACTTGTTAGATTTATCTTTTCTAAATACTGTTGCTCCCGTGTCCCAATATATCTCACCTAAATCGTGAATTCTTGAATCATAACTATCATCTATGATTACATCAAAAAGACCATTGTCTTTCATTTCACTATCACTCCAACCTTTTACGTTTAAATGTAGTCCTGTAGATGACCTAAATGAATTAGGTAATGATTGATAAAAAGTTATTACACCTGCGTTATTTACTGCTTTCATATTATGCTACTTTGTTTATTGTTGCGAATTGTTCTGTGTTTCCATTCGTAGAAACTATACTAATTAAATTTTCTCCTGTACCATCGTAAGTAGAAGCATTTGTAAGTTCTTTTACACTTGTTGGTAAAGTTAAAGTGTAATTACCACTAATTACTAAATTAACTTGCATACCAGTTGAAACATTAGCAAATGTTAAGGTTGTGTTTGCACCTAATGTTTTAGTGAATGTTGTAGCAGTTGCCCAATCTACTTCAGTACCACTTAATGCTGCTGCAGTAGTAAACTCTACGCCTAATTTAGCATAACTTACTGCATCTGCTGCTATTTTAGCTGTAGTTACATTTGAATCTAATATTTTAGCAGTTACTACTGCGTCTGCTGCTATTGTTAAAGCAGTTGTACCTGTAACATCTCCTGTATGTGAATCTAAATTAATTACTCCTGAAGCATAAGATAATCCTGTTCCTGCTGCACCTGAAGCTAAAGTAACAGTTACTGTTCCACTTGTTCCACCACCACTAATTCCATCTCCTGCAGTAACCCCTGTTATATCTCCACTTGAAGCTGCAATATAACTAAATGATCCATCACCATCTGATTGCACTAATTGTCCACTCGTACCATTTCCACTAATATTAAATTGTGTGGCAGTTACGGCATTATCAGCAATCATTGTTGAACTTACTTCACCAGTTGAAGATGTACCAATTAATGTTCCTTTATTAGTAGAAACAATAATACCTGTATTTGTTAATGTTAAGCCAAGTGCATTACCTGCACCATCTGTAAGTGCTTGTGCTGAACCATCTATTGCTCCATTATCACCAACTTTAAGTAGTGATGTATAAGTATCTTTTATTTTATTACCTGTTAAACTTGCCATATTATATTAATTTAAATTTGTTCCCATTCTGTATTTTCGTGATTCCATTGATGCGTATTCTTATTCCAATATGATTTTAAATACTTTATAATTGTAATCACTTTATTGCCTATTTTTGCTAATCCTAATCCTTGTCCTAACATATTACTCTATATAAGCTATTATTTTACCTGATGCTACACTTATTGTGTGAAATGTACCATATATAATCATACCTGTTACAAGTTCTAAACTTGTTATTGAAGTATCTCCACCTGTAGCTGCATTTGAACAAGTAATTGTTGAATCTTCCGTTGCTTGAATAGCATTGTATTTTTCACCTACTGTACTCGTTCCTCCTGACGCTATGATTCTTAGACCAAATTCCCCGAATGCTGCTTTTTGATAATTTCCTGAATAATATAAATCGTTTGACATAAGTAATAATTTAATACAAAAATAACAAATTAATTATTAATGCTTTCTGCCTTGTCCACGATATTTTTTTTTGTAACCTGATTGACCTTTACTTGCATTTTTACTATGGCGATTAGGTCTTTTTTTCTTAGGCTTTTCAACATAAGAAATGAATACTTTTTGAGCCATTAATTTGTTTTGTTATTAAACTTCTCGAAAGTTCTCATTCCACCTAATCCTAACATTCCAATTAACACAGTTATTAAATGTTCCATTTGTAATGCAGGAGGAGCAGTTTCAACTCCAACCCACCAAACTAATAAATCTCTTAGCACAAAATTGTATGCTAAAGCAAATCCACAAACCCAACCAATGAATGGTCGCCATCCTGCCACGAAAATAGTTCTGTGTTGTGCTTCGATTTTATTAATCTCACCTTGTAGTTCAATTAATTTTTGTGGGTCTATTTCTTTTCCTTTTATTAACTCCCGAATCTCTAATCCTAAACCACTAATGTCATCTTTAGTTTTAAATCCTAATAAGTTTTTAAGAATCTGAAGCATCTTCATCTATTTTATCTAATTCGAAAGAATGATATGTAGAATATCCTTTACCTGCTTTTCTTTTAGCTTGGTAAACTAATTTTCTATTATTTCCTTTTACATATGAAACGTGAATCCAAGCAGGATTATTATCATCTCCTAATTCCCAAATCAATTTATCATATTCATATTGATTTTTTATAATGTAAAATAATTCGCAATTAGAAATCCCTGTTGCATCTAAATCGATTGCATTTCCAGTAATGTGTTGTGAAACTGCTGCTGAACCACCAATAGCATCATTTAATTCTTGACTACGATAAAATGAATTCACTAATATTGGTTCATCGATTTGTTTTCTTAAAGGTTCAAATAATTCATCTGCTAATATTTTCATATTTGCTAATGCTTCTTCTGTGGGTGTATTATCTATATCTAATTTCTTTGCAGTAGCCGAACCTGTTGCTTCTGTGAAAGATATGTGTTTACTAAAATTGCTTTTTTTACTTTTTGCCATAATTTTTAATTTTGTTGAACTCTATTTGTAATATCTATTAATGCTCTGAAATATGTTTTCTCATTATCAGCATCTTCAATATATGATATTCCTTCAATGTTAAAAGTATAAACATTAAAATTATCAGAACTCAAATCAAAGTAATCTGTTTTACTTGTTCTAATTAATTGTAATATACTATTCACTATTGAGTTTGCTTGTAACTCACCACCATCATCAGATAAAAATGATGTTACAACTTCTATTCTTGTAACACACTCTGTAATAAATGAAGTTTGATTATTGTCAATGTTAGATTCATCGTTAGAATAAACAATGATATAAGGTTCAATTTGTGTACTCGGCACTCTATTAAATACAGGTACATTATTCCCACCAAAACTGACATTACCATTTAATCTAGTAATAATTTTTTTTCGTATGTAATGTATTACTTCTTTCATCTTCTTATTGTTCTTTGAATTTTTGTTTCAATATTTCTTATTGTTCTTTTGACTTCAGCTAAAATATTTTTAAAAAAGTATTCTTGTTTTTTTTGGTTTTCTGTACCAAATTCTAAAAACCCTGAATATGGAGCATCTGACCTTACTGCTTTACCATCCCATTTTACATTCTGTCTTAAATTACCTGTATCAAATGGTGCATCTTTTTTTACTTTATATGCAGCATTTAATCCACCTCTTTGTAATTCTTGATAAAATTTAACTGCACTATATGTTTTTAATTTGTTTATAGCAGAATTGAGTTGTTGAACATCACTTCTATCTACGTTTACATTTATATTCATAATTAATCTCTTTTAGTAGCAATCAGTTTAGTGTAGTATTTATAATCAGCATTATACATATCATTTATTTGATATAATCCTGTTATATTTTCAATTTGCAACAAATCAGTTGTTAATATTGTATCAGCAGTTTTTTTTCTAACTAATAATTCTATTTGTAAATTTCTTTTCTTACGACCATTTTTACTAGTAACTTCTCCATTAGTAAAATCTACTTTAGCCCATATCGTACTCTGTGTTGCATTAGTTGATGTAAAACCACCAAAACCATCACTTGTTTTTGTTTGTCTTTTAATTAATACCCTTTTGTCTAATTTACCTGCATTCATTATATAAACATTGTTTTAAATCCACTTAATGTATTTTTTACATTTGTTGGTATTTCAGTCATAACTCCTTTTACATAATCAGTTCTGTTGTCATAATAACTAGATACTAATTGTAATACTGATTGCATTAATAAACTATCATTCATTCCTGAAGTTGTATAACTAACAATGACTTCTTCACTAGGCAAACTTCCTAACTCAATTATTGTGTCATCTAATCCATAAGTTGTGAAATCAGTTGTTGCTACATCTTTGACTGTAATTGATTGTACTGATGCTATTGGTGAAAATGGCAAAACAAATCTTTCATCTACACTAGCCAAATAAAACTTTCTTGTTTTAGCAACTATATCTTTTGTTATATAATTTTCAATAACTATTCTCGCTTCTGTAATCATTCTTGCAATAATCGAATCATCAGCAGAAGTATCAACTCTCATATAATCTTTTGCATTAGTCGTTGTAACTATTTCTGAACCTGTTGTAGCAGTTATTTTAATTTGTGTATGAAATTGATTTAACTGATTAGTCCTATATGCTTTCATAATTTGTAATTTATTTATTACAAAGATAAAAAAAATGCACCATAAAGATTTACGATGCACTTTTCAGAATAAAGAAAGAAAAAAACTATTTAAACTCAAAGTTATTAAAAAATTTCGAATAGTCATTTGTTAAACTCAATCTTACTGCTAATCTTGTTCCATTATTTTTAAAAATAAAAAAACCTTGAAATTTTTCTACCCATATAGCAAAATAATCTACATCTACTTTTTCATAAGTTCGTTTCCATTGTATGTGAACAGTTTTTCTATTTTTTTGAAAACCTTGAAATGATGATTTTATTTGAATTCTATAAATATTATCTCCTGTGTCAGCAAGACAATCATATACAGAAGTATGGAGTAATGGATATGATATGTTTATATCTCTTTTAATACATTCAATGCCAAATTTATATTCAGCAATACAACCTTTTGAATTGGAATCCACAAAACTAAGTTATAAAAAAAAGTGGCAATGAAATCAATGACTAATTAATTCACTACCACTTCCAACACAAAACTAAATGAAAAACACTTATTAACGAGATTGTATCTCGGTAAGTTTATTTTTTATTTGTATTAACCTTTCTAATATAAAACCATAATCATCTGAAGTTAATTCTTTTTTATGATTCCTTAAAACATTATTTACAGGTTCGATTAATTTTGATATTCTTACTTCCATCATCTTATTACCCAAAATAAAAAGTTAATTAATAATGCCATCCAAAATATAAATTGAGGTAATCCCCAACATACATATTTTATAAATCTTTTTTGCCATTTTATATCTACTGGCATATTGATGTCCTGTTGTGTCGCTTTATATATTGTTTTCATTATATACCAAATATTGTTGAAATTGACCATATACAAAAGAACATTCCAAGTCCAAGTATAGTATATCCAATTATTGTTAATGCTTCTAATATTTCTTTCTTATTCATATTTTCTAAATTTAAAAAGGTGTTATCTTTTTCTGTGTAAATTTTACTGAGTTTAAACTTATCAGCGTTTTTAACTTACTAGGGATAACACCTGTATTGTTATATTAATTTCGCGTTTTTTAAAGAACCCCATCCATCTGATTTTCTACCCCATATTCTAGTTGTAGTAAATGTATATTTTCCCCAATTTACTGGTTCGTGTTCTACAACTATTCCTTTTGTATGTTCATCGTTTTCAATTCCTAAAATTGTTCCGTTAACTCTTTCACCAGTTATTACTACACTTACTTTTTTATTTAATAAGTTTTTATTTAAATCTTGTATTGTTAAGTTTTTCATTTCTTTGTTTTTATTTATAATGTAAATATAACACTTATTTTTAACAATACAAAATATATTTACTTTTTTTTAATTATTTTTTTATTTAAAGTTTTTTTGTTATATTAGCATATGTTTAATTCAAAATATAAAGAAATGATAAATACAATAAATAATAGAAAAGTAGATATTAGAACATCAGATATCTTTTTTAACTATGGTGCTCCTAATTACACAGAAGCATCTAGAAGCAAAACTTTAACTGATAAAGAAAAACTTAGATGGTTATATGTAGATGCAGATAAATTTTTATACATAATAGACACACCTAATATAACTAGACAAGATTTAGTTGATGATTATTTAAATAGAGTATAATAATTTAGTTTGTTGAAGTACAAACAAGAAAAAGGGGAATAGAATTAACTACTCCCCTTTTTTGATTGTATAAAACTCTAATTAATTATAGAGCTGCAATTACTGTTGAGAATGCTCCTCTACAGAATGCATTAGGTAAATATGTAGTGAATCCAATTCTTTCTTGAACTCTAACTGTAATAAAGTTCTTTTGAACATTATCACTGTCTTGTTCGAAGAACTCAACACTTACATTTTCTCTTACCCATAACTGAGCGCCAGTTGAGAAGTTACCTACGATAAATTCATCAGCTGCCATTGCAGTATTAATCATTACAGGAACTCCCATAAAGTTTGGTTGTAATCCATTATATACTTGGTCTTTTAAATATCTGTTATCAGAATCTTTAAGAGCAAGAA